ATACGTGACAAGATAACAGGATTTGTACAAACCATGCCCTTTGGTGACTTTAAGATTGTACTGCTAGATGAGGCAGACTATATATCGCCAAATGGACAAGCGGCACTGCGTGGAGTTATGGAAACCTATCATGCAAGTGCAAGATTTATCTTAACTTGTAACTATCCAAACAGAGTTATTCCTGCGTTGCATTCAAGATGTCAAGGTTTTCATATTGAGAAAGTAGACAAAACAGAATTTACTGCAAGAGTTGCAACTGTATTGGTTGCTGAAAATGTTGAAATAGACATTGAGATATTGGACACCTATGTACGTAGTACCTATCCAGATCTACGTAAGTGTTTGAACTTGTGTCAAATGAATAGCACAGATGGCCGACTTGCAAACGTAAAAGGTGATGAAGGTGGGTCTGATGATTGGCGTGTTGATGCAGTAAACTTGTTCAAAGCAGGCAAGATTATAGAAGCAAGAAAACTTATGTGTGCAACTGTGCGTCCAGAAGAAATGGAAGATGTGTTTCGTTGGATGTATGACAACTTGGAATTGTTTGCAACAACTCCAGAAGGACAAGACAGTGCTATAATGGCAATACGTACAGGACTGGTTAATCACAGTTTTGTAGCAGATCCAGAAATTAATCTAAGTGCAACAATGGTGGAGCTAAGTCAGATCAATGGGTGAAGTATTACAATTTAAACCAAAAGAAACAGTGCATATATTAAAGTTTACTGCACCACGTCCTCTCAAAATGCGAAAGACTGGTAAGGAACGTATCAGTGTAGAACTGCATAAGGTAGATGAATCACACGGTTTAGGCCAAGCATGGGTGCCGGCTACAAACAAAAGACTTGCACAAGAAAAACTCAGTGCTATGATTGAGGTCTTAGAATTCTTAGATGATTGATGCACTCCATAAAATTTGGAACATTAAAAACGTCGAAGGTGACGAGTTCACAGGATATGAAAGTGTCTACGATCAACTAGATGCTTTTGATAAAGCACAATATGATAGAGATCCCAAAGGTGTAATAGATAAAGTATACGAGATATATCGTAGTATTAATCTTGTGCCAATTATCTACTTCTCACACAAAGGTTTGGTTGAAGCAGTACGTAAGTTTAGCAAACTTAATTATAACAATGTAGATAACGGCACTATTGGATTGGGCAACAACAGAGGGCAAACAATCAACAGATTTTTGTTTCCCAATATGATGACTGCAGAGCCAAAAGGAAGAGGATCAAACAGTCTAAAGGATAGGTTCTTTGATGAACGCAAACTTAAACGTGCAATACGTATCTGTTTTGAATTTAGGACTGGAGATAGATTACTGAGACCAACACAGATTAGAACTGCACTTGAATTGGTTACAGGCGAAAATGTTACAAACTTTAAAGCACAAAATGCAAAAGCAATAGTAGAACATTTGTGTCCTGTGCTTTGGGGTAGAGTGTATGATTACAGTTGTGGATATGGCGGCAGGTTACTAGGGATAGGCAGTAGTAATTTTAAGTATGATTACATAGGTGTAGAACCTAATACAGAAACAGTAAAATATTTGAACTATTTAAACAACATTATAGAAGAAGCAACAGGTGTACGAGGCACTATAGTACAAAGTGTAAGTGAAGAATATCAACCTGAGGACATTGATTTAGCATTTTCAAGTCCTCCCTATTTTAACTTGGAGAAGTATAGCAATGAAGAAACACAGTGCATGGTCCGCTACAGAACCGAAGACGAATGGTTTGAAGGATATGTTGTTCCGACTATGGAAAATATTTACAGAGGGCTCAATCGAGAGGGAATATTCGCAACGAATATCGCCGACTATAAATCGTACGACAGAAAAGAACCCTACAAAGTCACAGAACGTTGGTGCGAGAATGCTAAAAGAATAGGCTTTGAGCATGTTGAAACTATTAAAATGATGCTGAACACACGTCCTGGTGTAGGTAACGACAGAAAACAAGGCAGAGAAAAGTGGGAGGGTGTATATGTCTTTAGAAAAAACTAAACCAACTGATTACATGAGAACTGTACAGAATTATCCTGTAGAAGGTGTAAACTTTTATGATGTAAACAGTTTGTTTGCACAACCAACATGGAATCAAGTGGCCGCTGAACTATCAATTGAGGTACAACAAAGATACAATCGCAACGGTGACATTTCGCACATTGTTGGTATAGAAAGCAGAGGCTTTGTGGTTGGATCAGTACTGGCAAGTCAAATTGGTGTGCCATTTGTAATGGTACGTAAAAAAGGCGCCAAGTATCCAGGTAGTTTATTGCAGGAAACATATGCACTTGAATACGGCGAAGATACACTTGTACTGCAAGAAGGTCTGCTAGGACATGCTAACAGAGTGCTTATTGCCGATGACTTGGTTGCAACCGGAGGTAGTATGTTGGCAACAAAACGACTAGTTGAACAAGCAGAAGCACGAGTGGTTGGTTTTGTAAGTATTATTAATCTAGCCTATCTCAACACCGATGATATGAAAAGTCAATCACATATAACTCAGGAGGAGATAACAAAATGAATACCGACGTAAAAGCTCGTATGCAAGAACTGTGCCAGCCTATAGAACAACAAATACTAATGTGCGATAGCAAAGAAGATATACTGATGATGGCATGTGCCATGCTACAACATGTGAAAACCATGATGGATTCACAGATTGGTGTTGCAGGAAGAAAACAAATCATAATGGAGGCAAACAATGACTGAAAAATTTAACTGGCCAAGAATGCACAAGGATGAAGAACACATAGAAAGAGAAGCACAAACCTGTGTAGAAGAAGCGATACTTAGGCACTATGAAATTGAAGACATTGCAGAACTTACTGAAGCACAATGGGAAGAAATACATGCTTGGCAAGAAGAAAACGTTAGCGAATATTCGCCAATGAATTTAGGATTTAGCGATACGTACAACATCTGGGAAATGCAAAATGAATAAGTATCAAATTTGGTATGAGCCCAGAATGGAAGATCCAATTGCAATGTGGGATTTTCAAACACTAGAACAAGCTCAAGAACAAATGCAATTTATCAAGCAGGAAAATCCAAAAGCATATCAATTTCATTATATTTGGGATATAGAAAATAAGATTATAATCGCTGATAATTCTAACCAAAATGATGAAAAAGGTTGACATAATCCTTTTCCTGTGTTATTGTAAAGTATAATAACAAAAAGGAAGAATATGTTTACAATACAAACTGAAAGATTAGCAATTGAACACTACGTTAAGAACAACAACGTAGATGATTTTGTATACGAAGATGCAGTAGGTTTTGAAGCATTAGATTATTACTTAACCATGCATGATTCAGTAATGCTAGAGTTTATATGTGCTTACTTGGATCAGCAAAACGGTATAGCAACACCGTATCCAAAGTTGCCGATGACAATATAGATAGAAAGATGACGATGAGATATAAAAAATACGAAAAAACAATACTTACAGATTGCGATGGAGTCCTACTAGATTGGGAGTGGGCATTTAATTGTTGGATGATACAACATGGATTTGAAACTACAGAAGGATACCAGTTCAAATATGATATGGCAGAACGTTACGGTATTACAAAAGAACAAGTTAAAAAACTTATAAAACAGTTTAATGAAAGTGCCGCAATAGGCTTTCTTCCAGTACTGAGAGATGCTATGTACTGGGTCAAGAGACTACATGAACAACATGGTTACACATTTGTTTGCATAACAAGTCTAAGTCTAGATGAAAATGCATACAAACTAAGAGAAATGAATCTACAGAAAATGTTTGGTAAAACTGCATTCAGCAAACTGATATGTTTAGATACAGGTGCAGACAAAGATGAAGCACTTAGCAAGTATGCAGGTTCAAACTGCTATTGGTTAGAAGACAAGCCAGAAAATGCAACTGCTGGTTTGAGATTTGGACTACGTCCGATACTGATGGAACATGGACACAACATGAATGCAGATGTTGACTATCCAATAGTTAAGAATTGGTTAGAAGTTTACAAAACTGTAACACAATCGTAACAAAACTGTAACATTTATAGTCTTAAATAACCAGTAGACAACATTAACAACAAGAGGACATTATGGACCAACTCACACTATGGATGGCACTAGGCTTTTTATTTGCTGGCTATTCAGTTATTGCTAATGATAGTGTACAAACACTAGGTACTTGGATAGCAAGTAACAATCAAAGATTTCATTGGACTATATTATGGGGAGCAAGTAGCACAATCCTACTTTGGTGTTTATGGTATGGTTGGTATACTAACGGTGGAGATATAAGTTATGGTAGACTTACAAAGATACCATTTCAAGAAATACAATGGTATCATGCGGCGGCACCATTAGTGCTATTAATTTTAACAAGGATAGGCGTACCAGTTAGTACGTCTTTTTTAGTTTTAAGTGCCTTTGCAAGTACATTTGTACTAGAAAAGATGCTGGTAAAATCAATTATGGGATATGCAGTAGCAGGTGTATTTGCTTATGTGTTATGGATACTTGTAGCAAGAAGACTAGATGAACGCAATGATCCAGTAAGAGAAGATAGAAAAAAGTGGTGGCGTATAGGACAATGGATTACTACAGGCTTTTTATGGTTTACATGGTTAAGTCATGACGTGGCAAACATAGCAGTATTTTTACCAAGAGCAGTGCCGTGGGATATGATGATAGGTGTAAGTTTAGTATTTGTGTTAGGCTTAGGATTTATGTTCCGTGAAGGCGGAGGTAAGATACAAAAGATTGTATTGGAAAAGCAACACACTAGATATGTACGAAGTGCATGTATTATTGATGGTGCATATTTTTTATGCTTATGGTTTTTTAAAGAACTAAACAATATTCCAATGTCAACTACTTGGGTATTTGTTGGATTGCTATGCGGTAGAGAACTAGCAATAAGCACAATGAGCAACGGATCATATAGATTAAAGAATGTGTTTCCTATTGTAGGAAGAGACTTTATGAAGATGATGATAGGCTTGGGTGCAAGTTTAGGAATAGTACTAGCAATACACTATGTAATAGTTCCAAACGGCTTGTAAAATTACACAATATCGACGTTGTTGCTAAATAAACGAACGACAACAGCGTCGATATTTTTTTGACTTAAATTTTTTTTGACTAAAGGAAACAAAAATGACACAACTAATCGAACCAAGCAAATTTACTTCCACAGTTGGCCTTTTAAGGTCATTTTTTTTGGAAAAAGGTTTTCTTGAAGTACACACACAAAACAGATTGAGCATACTGGCCGCATGCGAAGATCCATTCAATGTAGCAACCTACAACTATGCTGGCCAAGTATGGCCACTACCACAAACCGGCCAAATGTGGTTAGAACATGAATTACTAAGTCAGCCCTCAGCAAAGGGCTTTTTTTGTGTCTCCACGTCCTATAGACAAGAGCCAAATGCAATACCAGGAAGACATGATATAATATTTCCAATGTTTGAATTTGAATTCCCAGGCGACATAAACGATCTTAAGAAGATGGAATATGAACTATGTGAATACTTAGGATTTCCAAAGCCTACTGAAAAGACTTATGCTGAATGGCAGAAGCACTTTGGTTTAGCAAGTGATTATGAAATGACTGCCGAAGAAGAGGGCAAAATGTACGACGAGTTTGGTGCCGCTATGATCACAGACTTTCCTGAAATGACATCACCGTTCTGGAACATGAGTAGATATCCAGGCGAAACAGAATCTAAAAAGATAGATGTAATACTTGGTGGTATGGAAACAATTGGATCAGCAGAACGTAGCACAGACGTAGACATGATGAGAGATACTTTCCATACAATTACAGAAGGTGCTTATAGCGAACTATTATACAAACTATTTGGCAAAGAACGTGTAGAAGCAGAACTAGAAGAGTTTCTTAAGTTTGACTTCTTTCCAAGAGTTGGTGGCGGTATTGGTATGACAAGAATGATTGCTGCCTTAGAAAAGCACAATGCAATAGCCAAGGCAGCTTAGTTTATTCTGGGGTGGTGAAATTGGTAAACACGTACGGCTGTTAACCGTATGGTTGAATGTACTGCAATATATTTAACCTTGTAGGTTCGACTCCTACCCCCAGAGCCAATTTTTAAGTTGCATAAATCTCCAATACTGTGTCAATAATTGGATGTCTTTGTATGTCACGATTGTGCATATAACAAACAGTCAACCCATCACGTTGTGTTTCTAGCCTTTTACACAAGTCTATTAGTCCATTGTTGTTTACAGTTCGATCTGTTTGTTCAACGTCTCCAGTAATTACTACTTTACTATTTTCACCTATACGTGTCATTAACATCTTCATTTGACTAGGTGTTGCATTTTGCATTTCATCTGCAATTATCCAAGAGTTCTTGAATGTACGTCCTCTCATAAAAGCCAATGGTGATATCTCAATGGTTTGTTCTTGGATCATGCGAGCTACTTCTTTTGTAGTATAGAATTCACGTAGCACATCAAATAATGGTCGTGTCCATGGCTCCATTTTTCTATTTAGATCGCCAGGAAGAAAGCCATGCTTTTCATCATCTACTCCTACAGCTGGTCGAGTTAGTACAAGACGTTCACACACTCCATCTCTAAATGCTTTGATGGCCGCTAACATTGCAAGATAGGTTTTACCAGTACCCGCAGGACCAGTTGCCACAGTGATACTGGTATATGGATCTAGCAGGCTCAGTATTAGTTTTTCTTGATTTGGTGACTTCGGAAGAAGTTGAATGTGTTTGCGTTTTAGTGCTTGGTTGAAATTTATTGTGTTGTCTTGTTGTAGTTGTCTTTGATATTTTGCTTTGCGTTTCGCTCGAGACATTGTATCTCCTAGGTTGGTTAAAGGTTATCGCTACCCACATTAATATTTAAATCAATATTAGATAAGAAATACTGTGTTTAAAGTTTAACATCGGATCGCTAAATAAACTAGCAACGACTACAAGCACTAACTATTACTATGCAAAATAGTATATTAGTATGGTGTGGCGATAGCTGGACCAAGGGTGCTGAATTACCAAGACATCAAAAAAAATCTCACAGCTTTGCAGGTTTGGTATGCAAAAACCTGTCTATGCGGCATGTCAACTTTGCACGCCCTGGTTCAAGCATTGGACATCTGGCATACGATGTAGCAAGAATTGTTGAAATAAAACGTCGTACACAATTGCCTGTGATTGCTCTTTTTGGACTGACAATCTATAGTAGGCTTTGTTTAGAAGATGACAACGGAAAAAAACACACTGTAGGACCTAACACCTTTGATGAAGCCAGTTATGTAGATTGGGGTCATCATGTTCTAACTGAAAGTTTTTTACTCAAAGAAGCCTGTTTAACTTTGAGCTGGATTAGCTCTCAATTACAATCAGCAGACATACCTTATGCATTTTATAATATCCTAAGCAGTTTTTATGATTTTGAAAAGTCGCCTTTTAGCACATATCTTGAAAAAAGTGATTGGTTGGTAGATCCTTATTGGAGCACATATGGACATCTATTTGATTTGCCAAAGTTTGACATTAACAAAATAGACATTCTTGAAAAAACTAGTTTTGGAAAACAGCGTCGTAGAGATTTATTCATGCCACTCATGCATCCAAACAAACTAGGACACCAAATGATCGCTGATGCTTTGTTGCCAGATACAAAGAAATTGGCTAAATACACGTAACACAAGAAGTAAGGCTCGACATGTCATTAAATGATTCAGAATTTTTCAAAGATGGTTCCGACTATTGGATGGTTGCAGACAATATCAAAGGCATCTACCTGAGTGATGGCAGTATGCGAGTATTACTTGACTTTGAACGTGTGCTCAATGAACTAGACATATTTGCATTTAGAAACTGGGAACTTGGAGAACTAGTCGCAGGCCCAGAACAAGGTCCATATAAAACTAGTTGCACATTTTTATGGCCAGCAAAACTCATGCCAGACCCAAGAGGTGCAATGCGATTATTACCATTTGATTGTGAAATCAAATGGAAAAAAACCAAGATGAAAGTTCCTGTTAAAATAAAGGATCCAAGCGACTTCAAACCAGGAACTAAAGTTGCAAGACTCGTCGAAAAACCAATTTGGTTGGTAGAAATAATTATGCCAAAGAGTTTGATGACAGACATACGTACAGGTTCAATTGAACTAGAAGATGAAACAGTAGATCTGCAGGATCTCGACGATGCTTACAATGCTGACTTGGATCAACAACAGAGTATGAATGCAGAAGCACAACAAGAAATGGATGCTAATATCGATGTCCAAGTTTAATTTAACAGAAGGTTTAGGCTACAAAGACCTAGCAGGCATGATGAAAAGCACTATCTATATCGATGACTTTTCAAGCAAAATGGGCGATGACGATGAGATAATTGTTGCTAGTTTTTACGTTAGAGATAGGCAAGCCGCAGTAGATTTAATCAATTGGTTTGAAAAAGGCTATGACTTTGTGCTGGACGCAGACATGAGTCCAGGCGAAGTAAAACCTAATAGATATCTAGTGTACGTTGAACTTAAACGCAGAAACTACACAGGTGATAACATTGCCACATTGTTAGATGATTTTAACACACTCACAGAGTATGAAGGTGATGGCTGGACCATGGGCTACCAAGGCAAAGAAATGCCTTTTACTGTAGAACAGTTTAACCTGTTAGTACCAACTAGCCCAAAAACCTATCGTGAACGTGAAGAGTTTGAACTAAACGAAACAAGAGTTGCCGCCGGTATTCCTCCAAAGGCTATATACAACAAAGGCAAAAAAGCCAAAGACATACAGAACTTACTAGCAAACGCAGGACGTTAATGCCCTACAAAAAAGTGATTGCAGTTGGTGACAGCTTCACTCGTGGTGACGAACTGGCCAATTGTCCACAACAACTACACGAATACCTTTTTCCGTTTCAGTATAGTCAATCAACATGGCCAGCACTAATTGCAGAACTGCTCGACTGCGACTATGAATGTTACGCACTTGGAGGTATAGGCAATCAATGGATAAGTTGGAAAACTGCAGGCACAATCGCACAAGATACCCTAGTGATAGTAAATTGGACCTGGTTTGAAAGATTTGATTACGTAGACACAAAAATTGTCAAAAATGTTTGGACAACAACACATCCAAGACATGATGATAAGTTGAATCATTATTTTTATCGTAACCTAGATAGTGATATTTGGAACCTGCATAGAAACTTACAACAGATGCACAGTACTATCTCATTACTTAAACAAAATAACATTGACTTTATAATGACTTGTTTGGATACTGACTACTGTGCTGATTTCGATAATTTTCGGCCACCAGACTCTAATGTATCCGCACATTGGAAAAATTCTATTGAAAATTTACAAGCACAAGTAGTACCGCATATTGTAAATTTTGAAGGTATGAGTTTTCTTGACTGGAGCATACATAAAAATTTTGAACTTGGGCCTAATGGACATCCATTGGAGAAAGCACATGCAGAGGCCGCAAAGTACATAAATATGGCTACAACAAAAGGATGAAAGAATGGACATTGATAAACTTAGAGAAGAAATTGCGTACGATGAAGGATCAGTTAACGAGATATATCTCGACCATCTTGGCCTGCCTACTTTTGGTATTGGTCATTTGGTGCTTGATAGTGATCCAGAGCATGGACAACCGGTTGGCACACCTGTCTCAGAAGATAGATGCAATTCCGCATTCGACCAAGATGTTAAAACAGTGCTTAACGACTGCTCAATACTATATGACGACTTCGATGATCTGCCAGAAGAAGCCCAAAGAATAATCGCAAACATGATGTTCAACATGGGGCGTCCAAGACTTTCTAAATTCAAAGGCATGAAGCGTGGAGTCGACGCAAGAGATTGGAATGCGGCCGCTGATGAAATGGTTGATTCAAATTGGTATAGACAAGTAACAAAACGTGCTGACAGACTTGTTGCAAGAATGAGAGCAATTGACGCCTAATGAGATTTTATGCAGTGCTTATAATACTAGCAGTCCTTGGTGGCTGTGGTTACGGAGTGTATCTCTATTATAAAGATACACAAAAACGCATTGCAACCCTACGAGAGAATGCAGTAAAACTAGAAACCAGTAACAAAAGTCTCACTGCACAAATAGAAGCTATGAAAGCAAATGCAGAAAAACAAGCAAAACTTTCTAAAGAGCTTAAAGACAATTTAGAAAAAGCACGTAAAGCAAACACAGTGATAAAAGATTTGTTAGCAAAAACTGATCTTGTCAAAAACAGTTTGGCAGATCCACTAGCATCAGAGAAACGAATAAATGAAAAAATCGATACCTTTTTTGGTTCTATCGAGTCTGCTACTAAGTAGTTGCTCCATATTACCTGAAAAAGAAGTTGTAACCAAAGTTGAAATATTCAAGCCCACAATTGACATTGTAGATAGGCCAGAGCAACTCACTTTGAAAGATGCTAACATTGTTGTTATTACAGAAAAGAATATCAAAGAAGTCATAGAACGTGTTAAAAATACCCAAGGCACATTTGTAGTGTATGCTCTTGACCCCAAGAGCTTTGAAGCACTTGCAATTAATATGGAACAAATAAAGTTGTACATTGAACAACAAAATAAAATTATTCTGTATTATGAAAAAGCCGTTACCGAAGAACTTGACAAAACTACCAAAAAATAGTACAATATAATATGAATCCTTATTCTACATTAGGCGTATCAAAAGGTGCGACCGCGGAAACAATTAAACGTGCTTACAAAGATCAAGCAAAAAAGCATCATCCTGATCGCGGCGGTGATGCAAGTAAATTTGCTGAAATTACCAATGCTTATGAGATTCTAAGAGATCCTAACAAGCGAGCCTATTATGATAATACTGGTAGCACTGATACAAAGCAAGCATTCAGTCAGCAACAAGGAAGTCCATGGAGTTTTGATGATATCTTTGGGCAGATGTTTAGGCAAAAACGTCAAGCAGAGTCACGAATCAATATCAGTATCAGTTTAAAGGACAGTATCGCAGGTGGCAAACGTGTTATTGGCGTACAAACTCCACAGGGTCAAAGCAGTATTGAAATTGATATTCCCAGAGGCATAGTGCATGGCGAAAGTATAAGATACCCTAAAGCCGCTCCTGGCAACATTGATCTGGTTGTGAACTTTCTGATCAAAGCAGATCCAAAATGGCAACGCAATGGTTTAGACATGCACACTGAAGAGAATGTTGATTTTTGGACATTAATACTCGGAGGTGATATAAAGGTTACTGACGTTATGGGTAAAAGATATGATGTACGTATACCGCCACGCACCAATCCTGGCACAACAATAAGATTAGGAAGTGCGGGTGTTTTTCGAGATAGACACAACCCTGGTGATATATTTGTAAAACTTAAAGCAACCATGCCACGCAACATACCTGAAGAAGTTATTAGCACTATTAAAAAATACATAAGTACTAAAAAATAAGGAGACACATGCAAAATAATCCTGAAATAGAAAGCATTTTAGAACAAGCAAATAAATTAGCAATAAGCAAAAACCATGAGTACGTAACACTTGAACACGTAATGCTAGCCTTGGTTAGACATAAACGTTTTTGGAGATGCCTTGAACAGTATGGCACTTCACCTGAAGCAATTGAACAAGATCTGATTATGTACATTGATAGTCAGGCGGTTTTAGTAAGTGCTAAGGGCAAAGTAAAAGAACCACGTAAAACAAATGCACTTGAACGTGTGTTTAACCGAGCACTAACACAAGTAATGTTTGGCGGAAGACGCACAATGAGCACGATTGATATCTGGCTTGCCATAATGGCAGAATCAAACAGTTATGCAAGTTATTTTATGCTTAAACACGGAGTCACAAAACAGGAATTTGTGATACACTGGCAACAGACATATGAACTGAAAAGCAATGCATCAGATATGCCAGTTGAACATGCAAATGAAATACTCGACGAACACTGTATTAATATCTCACAACTAGCAAAAGATGATAAACTTGAACCAGTGATTGGCAGAAAGAAAGAATTAGAAGAAATTATAACTGTGCTGGCCAAACGTTTCAAAAGCAATGTGCTCATGGTAGGCGATCCTGGAGTTGGTAAAACTGCTATAGCAGAAGGACTAGCAACACGAATCAAAGACAACCAAGTACCCAAGTTTATAGAGAACTATGAAGTGTGGGGGCTAGAAATTGGTAGCCTCCTAGCAGGATCAAAATATCGAGGAGAGTTTGAAGAAAAACTTAAAGATGTTATTGCGGCACTTGAAGCTAAAAAGAATTGTATACTGTTTATTGATGAAGCACACACAATGAAAGGTGCAGGAGCAACTGGTGGTAGCAGTTTGGACTTTGCAAATATGATCAAGCCTGCGATTACAAAAGGCAATCTCAAGGTAATTGCAAGTACAACTTGGGAAGAATTCTACGATAGTTTTGAAAAAGATCGTGCATTGATGCGTAGATTTTATAGAGTCAGCATCGACGAACCAGACAAGGCAACCACAGTTAAAATACTACAAGGATTACGTCCACGACTAGAAAAGTTTCACAGTGTGAACATAGATGAACGTGCTATTACAAAAGCAGTTGACCTTGCCACAAGATACATGAGCGATAAGAAAAATCCAGATAAAAGCATTGATCTTATTGATGCGGCCTGTGCAGTTGAGCGTGTAAAAGATCAAACTGGATTGGTGGTTAGTGAAGAACTTATTGATCTACAGGTTGCAAGAATTGCAAACATACCTGAAACAAAAGTAAGCAGTGATGCCAGTGATAAAGTAAAAGATCTCGAAGTCAATATTAAAGAAAAACTGTTTGGACAGGACAAAGTTGTAGACAGTGTTCTTGAAAGACTATATGTGAACTATGCTGGTATAAGCACACCAAATCGTCCAATGGGTGCATTTTTGTTTT